TGAAGATATCGGGGGATTGCTCCCTTGAGAAGGTCAATCTGCTGAACGCAAAGGTGCAGCGCCTGCTGGATCCACCCCCACAGGAGGGCGACCCGGATTTTGAAGTGTGAAAATGCGCATGGACGAAACAAAAATAATTTTTATCAAAACAAATTTGTTGTTTAAAGTTGAGCTTCTAAGTATAGTACCAAAGTACAAACTTACAAAAACAAACAAAACAAAACAATGCCCCCCTCGCCGAATCCCATCATGCCGGAGAAGTTGTCTCTCGAGTTCAATCTGCAGGGAAAGCGGAAGTCAAAAACCACATCTGTCTCCTATTTGGTCGGTCTGACTGGTGAGAACGAGAAGAGGCTTTCGGCCGACCAGAGGGATCCCACCACCTGGAAACCGGAGTGGTATCCCGAATACATCGAGTCCGTTCTGGAGGGGAAGGCGACCACTCCGTTCATCCTTCTGAAAGACACCAACGACGAGTCGGTGGAGATCCACGACGGAGGTCATCGTGACCATGCGCTCAGTGGATTCAAGGCGGGTGATTTCGGTGTTGAGCTGAAATTCACAGACAAAGCCCCCGTTAAGATTTGGTACACCGCCCCGAAGAAAAAGTGCACCCTGAGCAAGAACTCCATGATCATGAACGCCACCTGGCGTAAACGGTTTATGAACTCCGAGATCACGATTGTTGAGTACACTGACCTGACCCCAACGGAGAAGTCTGAACTCTTCTGCAGAACTAACAAGCAGCTGAGCCTATCTGTAGGTGAGCAAATCAATGCGATCCCGAACTCTCCTGTGACCACCATGCTCAAGGCTATGAAGCAGAAGCACACTGGAAATCTGCCCGACGGCGGTGAGAACAAAGCCAAGCGAAACACCGCTCTGGAAAAACTTGCCATTCTCGCTCTGAACGTTTACAGCGACAAGGTAGATGGTCTGGAACACACGGAGGGGGGAACGCAGATGCTGGACAAGTACTTTGCCCTGGTCGAGAAAGAGCGCCTCTCTTCAGAAGGTTACCCGGTCGCCAAGCTCGAGAAGAATATTACGGACACTGTGGCCGTGTTGAAAAGCATCGAAATTGAAGGAAAGGGCCGTTTGGTCAGAGACATGGTGGCTGTGAGCAGTGTTCTCTCGTGTTCGCCAGTCGACGGGTACGTTTTCACCAATGACGATGTCTCGAAGTTCCTGAGCACGACTGTCTGCGCCTCCGGCAAGAACAAGACTTGGATAGGCATGTGGAAGGGAGAGCTGACTATAGACGGCAAGAAGGATGTAGGCCGTTACATCCACTCGGGAGACATCAAGAAAATCAGGGCGATGCGGGAGGCTGTCAAACAGTGGTACGAGTCGTCCATCGCTGTGCCGACGCCGCTATAGATTCCTAGTGAGGGCAAAGTGGTACACGCCGTATGCCCACTTGATTAGAGGCTGTATTTCGACGGTGCAATTCGTTATCATAGCCGAGACGGTCAGCTCCTCGATCATGGGGACCACGCTTTTCTGGTAGTCGATGTTGTCAGGGTTTTCGACAATGCCGTACGTGTAGAGAACCTGTTTGTCTGTGTTGAGCACACACATGAGTACGTGGGATATAAGTACGGAATCGATGGCCTCTATTTTGTGAGTGTACCCAAATACCAGAAACGGGTCTGTCGGCGACGCAATACCCTTTGGGTTCCCTATGACCTGGATGGCGTCGTAGCACGAGGTGAACGCGCACTGGGGGTACACTCCTTGGCGCTCTAGCATCGTGACGCACCACGATGCCATTAGCGACCGGGCCGCCTCTGCTTGGATGGGGATAAGTGTCGAGTCGTCATCACCGTGAGCCTTCAGGCGCGGACACCGTTGGAAGCCCGGGACCAGCGCCCGCGCCCCGGCAACGAGCAACACTAGTAGTAGATACTTCATATTGCTGTTTAGGGGACAATTAACCTTATTTGCATTTCAGCAGACCCGAGTACGCGGGTTGCTCAAATGGAAATGAATTCTACTATTATAATTTTACGATACACCGCAGACACGTTGTGCTCCGTCATGCGCGCATGTTCGGTCTACTTGGCGGAAATTGAGCTCCCGAGGAAGGGGGCCTCATCGGGCGGCGAGTATGCCGAGTATGCCGAGTTGCAGGGGGTTGTGGTCACCGCAGGGCGGGTGCGCAACCCCGAAACGGGCCGTATGATCAGCGCGAATGGCGCGCTCGCCAAGAGACTTGCGAAGAAGGGCGTTTTGCCTCTATAGAATTGAAATTTACATCCTCCAGCGCTGGTTGCAGCCGAGGCAGAAGAGGAAGACGGTCATAGGCTCGTCGGCGGACCTCGTCTGGCGCTCGGTGAAGTCCGTTTTCTTGCACTTGCACTTGGGGCACGCGTACATACCGTCGCTGTAGTCGTCCAGGTTGACCTTGCGGCTCTGTGACTGCCACTCTCTGAACTTGCGGAGGTCCTCTGCGGCCACTGGGTCGAGCTCCTCGTAGGTCATGAACGCGATGTCCTGCGGCTTTATCGTTCCGTTCTCGAGCCGGGTGATGACGCCATGGCGGTTTGGGGTGGTAACCAGGTTTGCCACCACTTTCATGTAGGCCATTGTTTGGATGGTCCGGAACATTTTGCACGACCAATTCCGCGGGCACCGGTCGGCGACTGCCGCCTCCACCGACTTGTTGAGAACGCCCTTCTCTGCGTTGCGTGCCCATTTCTCTATATCTGTGGAATCCGCCATTTTCAGGCTGTTGAAAATCCCGAGCAGCCTCATGTAGCAACACTGCCTTCTGATAACGAGGGCGTCGTCGTACCGCTCCTCTCGCATTGCTTGGCGGTAGGCCATTTTTGGCTTCTCGAACTCGGCGACTGCGCGGTATGCCATCTGAATGAACGCGTCGGGGTCGGTGATGGTCTCGGGCTGCTTCTTCCACTCCTCAATCTGGTCAAGGCTGACCTCCACGAACTCGGCGTGCTTGAGCGCTTGGTGGTGTAGCAGTATCTTCACCACCTTGTCTTTGCGCCCCAACCGCAGCAGCGGCTCAAAGTTCATGCCGTCCTTGTGTCGCAGGTCGCAGAGGATGCTCAGATCCGCTTTGACGCGTGTCACGGGCTTCAGGAGACTCTCTCGCAGAGGAGCCACGAGCGGCTTCTTCAAATTGTGTTCGGATGTCCACTCCTGTGACATCTCCTTGCGGCACTCAGTGATGTAGGCGTACATGGCTTCTGCGCGGGCTTTCGGATCGGGCGGCCACTCGCGGCCGCTGGTCTTGGCCTTGCGGATGAAAATGTGCTTCCCCATCAGGGCTACGGCCTTGGGGTACTCTTCGAGGGCGATAAACCTGCTGTAGGTGTCCTTCTGTGAGAAATTGTGGTCGCACTCTCTGAAAGTGGCGTATTTCTCGTCCTTGACTTTGAACTCCGCCCTGAGCCGGGCCTCCGTTTTCTCGATCCGCAACTTGTGCCGGGCGTAGGTAGATGCCGATGAAACCATGATTGATGTTTGTATTATATTGCATTCTCTTCTCCAAAGTTTATATCTTATTACATTTCTAACCGTCATTAGAAATACAAAAACTTCCTCATTTGGGCATCGCGAAAAATATATACATCACTACCAATTACACCAACCACCATGGGCTTGACCTGCGCGGCCGAAAACTGCAAGAAGAAGCTCAAGACTCTCAGCTTCGACTGTAAATGGTGCTGCAAGTCGCACTGTCTGCGGCACCAGATCCCAGAGGCACACCGCTGCTCAGACATGTTCCGCGTGGTCGCAAAGCCCGACCAGCCGATCGTCCCCGCAAAGATGAGCAAGATATGATATGAACGCGTTTCCACCAATTTAAGGAACGCACACATAACATCCCAATAGATGGATCGCCCCACTGGTCTGGTGAATCTGGGCAACACCTGCTTCCTCAACACGGCGCTGCAGATATTGTCGTCATGCACTATTCTACAAGATTCTTTGATGAGCTTGCGTATACCTCGGTCGGTTGACACGGATTGTGGCTTGTTCCTCAAGGAGTACCTATCGTTTCAGAGAATCTCCCACCACGTCCGGAACCCTCAGAAGTTGAAAAACTACCTAGGGAGGCTCTACAGTCAGTACAGCACATTGGAGCAGCAGGACACCAACGAGTGCATTCTCCGGATAATCGACATCATAGAGGCCGCGCTGAAGCCCGAGGCAGCTCCACCGCCGCCAATCCAGCCCACAAGTCCGTCGGGCAGACCAAACAAGGCGTTGCGCGCCTACGGCTCCTGGGCGTGGAAGTGCAGCTCACGTGAATTGTGCCAAGAGACGCGACCCTTCTACGGTCAATTCCGCGAAGTGATAACATGTAAGAGCTGCCACCTCGAGAAGAACAACTTCACGCTGTTCAACAGCTTGGCCGTACTTGACCTGTCAGATGGTCTCTGGGCCGGCATCTCCCGAGCTACGACGACGACTGAGTACATAGACGGATACGAGTGCAGCGGATGCAAACGCCGCACCCGGTGCAGGAAGAAGTGCCTGATATGGAAACTGCCCAAGATATTGGTGATGCAATTTCCATACAAGGGTTTGGGCGAACTCGAAACAAGCCTCGAGTTCAGAGACGACAACGTAGGAAAAACCTTTGCGCTCAGAGCCTTAGGGTGCCACGAGGGCCCGAACACCGAGTCCGGGCACTACTACTCATACATTTTCAGCAAGCAAGGCTGTTTCTGCCTCAACGACGAGGAGTGTACGGAGGTCAGCGACCCTGGGCAGGTGAAGGCTGCCTCTGTTTACACCATGCTCTTCGAGAGAACTCACGTCTAAAGGAGCCCATTTGACTTCTTGATTTTCTGGGTCTCCTCACGGGCCGAGTTGTTCGCCTGGATGAACGTGTCAAGCCCCTCGTCCTGGTAATAAGATTGGTTTATCTTGCTCAGATCGGGCGGCAGCGGAAGCCATTTGTACATCTCCACGACGTGCACGTTCCACGACGGGTCGTCGGCACGCACGCGCATTGAGTGTTCCTTTGCCTCGTCTTCGGTGGGGAATGCGGCATATATCTTCACCGCAACCTGCGACCGCACCACCGACGCGATGGTGATGACCGCATACCGCTGGTCCGGCAGTTTCGCCGCAGCTCCAAGGGTCGTGTAGGGATTCTCGGTCGGGTTGAATGCTTCAGTCACCGCTTCGGCGTCGTCTCCCCTCGGTTCGGCCACAAGCTCATCCGTGGGCTCGGTGTCGTCATCCACGGGCTCACCCTTTGCTTCTTCGAAACCCTCGGCTACTTTCTTGGCCTCGGCTACTTTCTTGGCGGCACTGGCCTTGCTTGCCAGTATCCGCTCGTTGTGGCGCGCGGTGTTTTCGTCCTGCTCCGCGAGGTAAGTCGAAAGCAGTGCGTACAGTACTTGGTCGTGGTACTCCTGCGATTTGAGCATGTCGTCACTGGGTGGGATGAAGAGCCAGCAGTACTGTTCAACTGTGTACACACCAAACTTTGGGTCGTTCACCCCTAGTGCGTGCGCCTGGGCCTCTGTCTGACTCGGGAAGTTTCCCCTGAGCATGAACTGCATGTGCTCGTGCTTTTGAGGCATATCTGGACCAATGATGCTGATGGTGGCATACTTTTGGTCTTCTACCACGATGTACGGATTCGCATTCTTCTGCAAGAGAGTGTCTTTGTCGGGGATGAAGGTAGCCATGTTGACTTACGCAAGAGCCTTGTCTTTAATTACACGCTCGGGTGAAATGGCCATCCGAGCTGCTCGCATATTTTTTTCCAGATGCAATCCTGGGCGTAATTCTTCTCCCTCGACTTCAGGAGTGGGAAGTAGTCGCAGAGGCGCTCCTGTCCTATGATTAGGCACATCTTGTGTAGGGTGTAACTGTAGCTCAGGAAATTTTTTCGCTCGGGGGGGCAATGTTTTTCGAAGGGCGCCTGGATCACTTGGAACATTTCTATGAACGTACACTCGAGCTCCGACGACAGCTTCAGGGCGCTGGTTCCAGTTATTAGGACAATGATGGAGTTTACGTGGTCGTAGAACTTGTTCATATGCAGCTTCTTCAGGTACCCGCGAACCCTCCGTGGGGTGATCTCGTCTGGGTCTGTGATTCTTTCTTTCTTGATTTCTTTTTTCATGAGCTCGATGACGTCTTGCGGAATGTCCGTAGTCTCCTTGGCTTGTATCTGGCAGAGGTACTCTTTGAGGTGAGTCATTCTTTTGTAGGCAAAGGGAGACAATATCTGGATGTCGTCCCTGAACTCTCCGGTGAGGGCGTTGTCTTGGAAGTCTATCGTCCTGCCGCACTCCGCACAGACAAGTTCGGCCGCCTTCTGCTCGTAATGCATCTCGTTATCGCAGTCGGGACACCTGCCGGACTCGCTTGTTGGCTCCACACCTGCGTGGCGGTAGTCGTAGACGCTGTGACATTTCTCCATGTACTTAGTGTAGGTCTCTCCCTTATTGACAGAGCCCGTCCTTTCTAGGAACTTGCCAATACCGTTCGAGGCGGTCTGGGCGCCGGGCAGGTCTTCGCCGCCACTCCCCCTCGGACAAAGGTACGGCGAAGCTTTCAGCAAGTATTCCACCTCGCTGCTATTGGTGCGGAGAACGGCGAGCTCTTGCCGAAGCGCCTGTGCCTTTGTCTTCAGATCCCCGATTTGGGCCTGATCCTTCGACACGGAGGCTAGTTCCTCGGCTCTCCGAAGTAGGATTTCCTTCTCCCTAATAGATTCCCGGACGGGTGCGAATTCTTCCATCTTCAGGGTGTGCCTCTCGAGGATCGTAGACCGCCCATCCTTGTGGTGAAGAACCTTCTTTAACCGGTGAATGTTCATTCGGTAGTATATATATATTATATACTAATAATAAACTCTTTAATATGGATACACTGAAATGGGTGCAGAACCTCAAAAAAGACGTATCAAGTCCGCTTTTGCAGGTATTTTTCCATCAGGCCAATTACCGTTTCCTGGACCAGCAGGTCGTGGCGCGGGTCAGTCAAAAGGCTAAGATGACCGTGGCTAGCCAGGCCCAAGCGGCGATGCTGGGTGTAATGGTTAGGGTGTACGACAATTTCATCCAGAGCAACGACCTCAGACGGGATCTCGAGAATATCAATGCGCGCTTTGTCACCCTGGCTACGGAGCACATCCTTCTGGGTCTAAAGGATTACAAGCACTACTACCACGCGGCCTCCACGCTGGCCGTTCCTATCGGCAACCCTATCAACGCCAGTAGCAAGGGCAGCATAGTGTTAAGGAATACCCCCAACACACTCCATTAAGACAATGGAGTATTCTCAACCAGTGTCTACGCCGCTTGGCAGACAGAGCAGGATAACGCTCAATTCGGGCCCACTCGAGCTCCAGACGCCAGCCCTGGTTCTCTTAGATGTGAACGATAAGGAGCTGTTTGTGTGCCCTTCCAGCCTCCCGGAGTCGCTGGCAGCTTTCTTCAGAACGGTGCACGAGCACAATCAGGATTGGTATCAGGATCAGAACCCCAAAAGGAGCCACAAGTCCATGGACATCGGCGCCGAGAAGTGCGTATTCAAGATTAAAGGATACACGCGGTGGTATTGTTCGGCCGCCGGTGAATCGCGCATCTGGGCCGCGGAAAACGCTCGCCCGGGTCAGCGGGTCATACTGAAGGTGCACGCCCCGTTTGTGTGGCTCACCCGAAACCAATACGGCTCTGCGTGGTGCGTGAACGAAGTTTGCGTCTTGGATGGATGATTATAATCAAGTCTACTACCAAAACCAGATCATGACTAGTATTACCAGAAACTTTTCCACTTTCGAGGAGAGCTCCGAGGCCTTCGCTTCGGGTGCCCCCAAAGACGGCAAGGGGAAGAAGATCCTGCCGGTGTCATTGGGCACCGAGTTTCAGACCCCAAGACTGTGCTTTGTAGAGGACGTCGATCTCAGCGACACGTCTGTCCGTAACTCCTACCTCAAGGTTGTAAGCGACCGCAAAGGGGAGGCCTTCAAATCGTGGATGGCCAGCTTTGACGACTGGGTAGTACAGCAGCTCGAGGCCGTTTCGGTCGACATCTGGGGAAAGACGGTATCGGACGAAGCCATCCGGGAACTTTACAAGCCGAGTATTTCACCCAAGAACAATATGAAATTGTACTGGCCGCGGTGCAAAACGGGCGATATCAAAGTTCGCGTGGTTGGTAAAGACAACGCTGAAATTGACGTTCCCGAGGTGATGGCACAAGGCTCCCGCATCGTCTCTATCGTGCGCTGCCGTCAGATCAATGTATACAAGTCCCAAGCATGGCCACAATGGGAGGTCAGAACCTTCACAGTCAAGGCTGCCAAGATCGTCCAGCAGCCCCAGTGCATCATCGACGAGTCCGATTCGGATTCCGAGTCCGAGTCCGAGTATTGCGATGACATGTAAACAAGCCAAGGATAGTTTTGTTCTGAGAATTAAAATATTTCCTACGTCTAAAAGTACAACATGAAGCTTACCAACCGTAACCTCATTATCATAGCAGCCTTGGTTGCATTTTTTACGATGTGCTTGTGCTCTTCCGGGTCGCCGACGAAGATCCTGTCGAAGAAGCCTTTCCGCAAGATCGCCCAGATCGCCGAAGAGAAGATCACCACGGCCATCAAAAACCCGATGGGCTCACTCCCCGACGTACCCCGGATTATGCAGACCGGCCCAAGCACTCTGTCCGGCCTTGAGCCATTCGGTCAGGAGGCGACCGTCCCCCCCAGAACGATGAACCAGCAGAGCGCCGGATGCCCAAGCTTTTCGGAGATGGTGGTAGAGAGCCGCAAGAACACGCCACTGCGCACCGACGACAGAGCAATGTCGGGCTTCATGGGCACCGACGACCCGTTCCACCCAGTGGGCGGCGGTGACGTGCAGCGCCACGACTGGGAGAAGAACTTCGAGAACTCCGTTGCCGGTGGCGATGCTCAGTTCCTCGCCAGTCTTCTGCCCAAGGGTGATCCGTCCAGGAACACTGTAATGAGCCCTCCTAACGCCACTGCCAAGTCCGACCTCCGCGCCGACGAGCCCATTAAGTACGACCCCAACGGTCAGCTGATGCTGCTGTCGAACCTCACCAAGCTCCAGACACCGCAGGGTTTGTAAACGGAAACTGCAATAATTAAACGTCTTAAAGACTGAGGCCCTAATATAGTAACGAGAATTACAACACTATCAAATATGGATTCCGATCCCGATTTGATGCCAGCTGTTATTGAGTTAGTGAATATTTTCAAGGACCTTCCGCGCGGTCTCTCCGACCAGATTGAGATCGAGATCCGCCTGGGGTTTATAGAGGACGAGGAGATCCGCAAAGGCCACTTCGATCCCGACGTTTCTGAGGTGAATTTCAAGAAGGTTAGGGACAGCCTCCGATCCTTCGCAGACTGGGATGCTCACACCAAGCAGGTGTCGACTGATTACTATCAAGGCAATACTCGGTTAACTGTAAATAAGGATGCAAGTCGCACGTGTATGCAAAAAGTGAAGCTCACCGACTACGATTTCATTTACGACGGCTGCCCGTTCGACGTCAGGATATCGGTGAGCCAGGAGATCCCGATAGACCCCGAGACGTTCGATGAAGATGCCGGGTGCAAAATCACGCGGCAGAAGACGCGCGAGACGTTCTGTGTAGATGCATGGAAGTTTGATTTGACTGAAGTGGTCACGGAAAAGGACGACCTCGGGAGTAAGAGTTTCGAAGTCGAGCTCGAGCTGGACGACTTCTGGGCGGCCGCTGCGAAGAACAACTACAACCTGGGGTGGCTTGCCCACAGCACCCTTCTGAAAGTCCGGCAGTTGGTTTTCATGTGCGAGAAGCCTGAGTCCGATCCCCTCATGATTCTCAACAACATCCACTACCGCAACAACATTGTTATAGCACCTTTGGCGCCAAGCAGTACTGGAGCTTCCCGAGATTCCCAACGTAGTAGACCAAAATGAGCGGGTAGTTGTTCATTAGATACAACTCCACCACATTGCTCAAGTTGGTGGACTTGGTAAACAAATTTAGATACTTCACGGAGTACACCCCCTCGACCACCTCATTGCCCTTCGAGATCACCATGCTCTCCTCGTTTTGGTTGACGCGCACGTGCTGCTTCGCAAAGTCGCCGTCCGAGATCAGCTCGAGGCCGGTCGGGCCGCTACGGATAGTGATGACTTCGCTGAAGATACTAAGGTCTCTGCAATACTTCTGGAAGTCGAGACTGGGCATATTTATCTGACTGTCGAACTCCACATCGGGGATGGAGTAAATGTCTTCGTTGATGTCGAGCAACTTGAGGACGCTCGTGGTGTCGGTATTCTTGCTGGTGTTCTCGAACAGGATCACAAGCTCGTAGGGCTTGTTCTTAAAGATAGTAAATTTGACGGTGTCGTGCGTCCCTATGGTCTTGATGAGCTTGAACAAACTGAGCATGTTCACGCCCGCGATGACGTTCTCTTGGTTGCATTCAAAATGCTCGAATTTATGACTTTCCAGCTTGATGTGCACACAGGCACACTTGTTTCCGTCCATCGCCGTGATCTTCATCCCGCTCTTGTCAAACCTCATGTTGACATCATTCAGGATCTCTTTCATCGACTCGAACAACCCTTTGATGGTTGTTCCTTGGACTGTGTGGAAAGAGACAAGGACTTCATTCTGATCTGAGGTGCAGTCCATGTTGTTGCGTTACGTTAATAGTATATACTATCAGCGTAGTCCTTTATTCTTAAATTGGTACGCAATCGTCGCTCTCGACATCTTCCAACCAACCGTCCCTCAGGAGAATCTCGATGCTCTGGGATTTGCTGATCCACGGCAGTATGTCGCGCGTCGTTATCCGCTTCCTAGTATGGTAAGAGTGGTTATACTTGCTTAGAACCGGCAGAACGTCTATGTCGCCCGGGTGAAGAGATGCCATGACAATGGGCGCCCGGCCGTCGTTAAGTTGAATGCTGGCCGGCGTGTCCTCCTCGGTGAGGATGATAGTATCGCGGCCTTCGAGGCCAAACCGGGAAGTCCCCAGACGGTACACGTCCCCTAGGTCGCCAGGCTTCCCCGCGGTTGGCCTGTTCTTGTTCCGCCGGTACCACCAGCGGAATATGGCATTCTTCTTGTGGTAAACTAGCCCAAAGACCAGTGCTGTAACCAGTGCTGCAACCTGTGTCATGATAATGAAACCACTTAAGGGCTTGTTCTTAAACCAACGACAAACCACAGTGATGCTTCGCAGAAGGGGACGGAGAAAGAAGAGCGACATAGTCACCTTCTCTATTTCGGAGGTCAATGAAAAAACTGTATCGTTTGACGGCGATGCGGAACGGAAAACCAAGCAGTCCTTGGACGGGAAGTCTATTAGCTTTGGTGCGCTGGACATTGTGGTTCACGCAGCCAAGGAGCCCACAGACATGGGGTTCATCAAGCCCCCGTACACCCTCCGCAAGACTGCCAAGGAGGAGTTCAAGACCGGCCCGGAGAATATTGTGGCTCTCGCGGGTTCCATTGATGTGACCCAAACCGACGGCGTGCTTCCCGAACTCGCACGCAGCAAAAGGAAGTCGTCTCGGCGCCAGGTTAACTTGACGTCGCCGAACGTGCAGGTTCACGGGCAGCCGGTACAAACTTGCTCTGACGCCGCGTGTTGGTGGTGCTGCCACAAGTTTGACGGTCGCCCTGCGTTCCTCCCGTCGGTCTACAGTGAGGAGCATGACTCCTTCAAGGTCTACGGCAACTTTTGCAGTTGGAACTGCGCCAAGAGCTACAACTACTCGAGCAAGGGTGCAAAATGGTCGTACCGCAGTATGCTGCTCAAGTTCATGGTTACTAAGCTGCAGAACAAGTGCATTTGCATTAGACCAGCACCCCCGCGGGATCAGCTCAGGTTTTTCGGTGGTGAAATGTCCATAGACGATTTCAGGGACGGAAACGATAAAAACTTTTCAACGAATTCATCTGGCCTGGTGAAGATGGTCAGTTCATTCGAAGAGAAGGCTTTACAAAACTCGCGCCGAGCTCAGTACATTAACTGAGCTCACACTATGTTTTCCATTACGAGAGCCACGAAAATGGACAGCAGCACGTAGTGGAGGATGTTCTCCAGGCGCCGCCGAGATGACAATGCGTTTGCAGTTACGTTGGGACCCCCACCGCCACTTACGAAGGTTTCAATCTGCCGCTCCAGGAGCTGTATCTTTTCTAGAATCGGGGAATTATCAGGCTGCTGGTTATTCCCGGAAAACACGTTTCCGTAGGGGTCGTTCGGGTTAAACTGTTGTGAATTACAGGGAGGGGCGGTGTAGCTAGCCCGCGACTCAGAAAATCCGGACCCAAAGGCTTCCTTCACGCTACAATATACCATTGTTGTTTTACCTTTGACAGACATTATTATTTAGTGAATTAAACACCAACCGTGTTTACTTCTTCTTCTTCTTGTCGTGAACGGAAACCAGGCGGATGTCCTCGTCGGAATCGGTAGAATACTCGGACTCCGTATCGTCGTCCGGGTCGTCTGGGATGCTGGGAGGAGGGATACCAGAGCCCGGACTCCTGCGGGGAGCCGCGGCGGACTTCAGCTGGTCTGGCCGAATTGAGCTCATCACGTTTTTCATCACCGACTCTAGCATGTCCGGGTTCTGCTGACCCAGAGAATTCAGTATGCCCACTGGGTCCTGCATTATGGTCTTGGACAAATGGAACATGAATCCGCTTCCAACGAGGGCGGTGAAAAGCTCGACCTCTGGTGCGACCTCGACACTCTTGCCGTACTTATCCACAAGCCTGGCGAGGCAGCTGTCGTAGTCGTTGATGTTCTCCATCACCGATTCGCTCCAGCCCTCCAGCTTTGCTTGGATGGGATCGAACTTGCGGTTGGCGAATTCCAAGCCCGTCACGGCCGCCATGAGAATCTTCCGTGCAAACTTCAGCCCCGCCTCCTTGTTCAGCACCGCTGTGATGCGATCGAACTCGAACTGCAGGTCCGACAACTTAGACTTGATATGGTACTTTTTGGTGAGGACCACGCCACGCCTCTCGAGCTGCTGGAGTTTGCTGAGCAGCTCGTACTTTTTCTGCTTCCGCTGGAGGCGTGAGCTGTCGAGTTCCATCTCCGAGGCGACTGAGCTCAATACGGAAGCACTGTCGTCACTGAAGCCACCGGAGGACTGGGAACTGGCATCGCTCTCTTCCTCGAATGCAGCTTCCGTGACGGTGGAATCAACCTTCTGTGTATTGACAAAATCTTCCATGTCGGTGGTCTGGAATTCCACCTTCCTAGAGGGCGTTGCCAACGAAATCCTTGATCTTCCCCTCTCTGAGCCCGATTCCGAGTCTGAGTCGCCCCGCATAATCTGTATGCTGTTTCCGATGCTTGCGCCCAGCTTCATTTTCTTCTCTCCGCCCGAACCGGCACGATTTACTCGAATGTTCATTGCGGTGTCTTTACTCTGGTCATTGATATTATTACTTTGACCGAAACGCAAATCCTTGGTTACGTGATGCATCAGCCCATGGTACTGACTTTTCTCCATCTTTACCGTGGTAAACGGCTTCACTTTAAGCTCTGTATATACGCGACACCTTGAAGGTAGCTGTCCGCTAGGTCGTCTTTCTTCTTGTGACTGGCATAGAACTGCGCGAGTGTCTCCGAGTGCGCGATTCGGGCGGCGCATTCTTCCACAGCCATCTTCTTGTGCATGCGGTAGCGCTTGCTCTTGGGGATGGGGCCCGGTGGCAGTCGACTGGCGCAGAGCTGAATCTTGTGCTTGGGACTGAAGAACAGCAGCTTAGATACGCCGTCGGAGTCGAGCTGGCCTCTTATAAGGAAGTAGGTGTACAGCGCCGATGCCACATTGCGCATTTTGGGATTGAAGCTTGGCTGCTTCTCTATCACTACGTCCGTGATGCCCTCCAGGATTATCTCAGTGTCCAGCTGCTCAAACAGATCCTTGAGCCCGTTGGTTTCTAGGACATTCCAGTATTCTATATCGGGAGCGCCGACGCCCTCTTCAAGGACACATACCGCCAAATTTTTCGTACCTACATCAATACTAAGCACCTTCATCATCAAATGCACTATAACCCCCACTTCTTCTTAAGTCTCTTAGTCTCATCTTTCGATTTCTGCACGTCGTCCTTCAGCTTGCTCGAGTCTTGTTTCTGCCGCTGCTTTTCCGCCTCCTCGAGGCCGGCTTGCGACCAGTTGAGGTACAGCATGTTTGTGTCAAGCAGTTTGACGAAAAAGGCGTCTCTCTTGAATTTCCTGAACAACTTACGCGTTATGCTTTCGGGGTCAAAGATAGGCATGCCCGTAACGTACGCCTGAACGACGTAGATGCACTCATTCTGCCCCAAGTTGTCACGGCAGGAAATGCGGCGTTGGCACTGCTCGTAGAAGTGGTCGAAGGTTTTGTCCTGTCGGTGAGACTGTCTCTCACGCTTGTACACGATGTTCATCAGAAACGGGTCTCCTGTTTTCTTGGAACTCGGCATTTAACATTATCAAGTATTTTATTGCCGCGGAGACTTCCGTAAAAATCAGAGAATTAATATATTGGTTGGGAGTAATAAACAACTATGCACTTCTCCAAGATGATCTCCAGCCCCCAGTTCGTGGCTTTTGTCACATTTTTCGTCCTCTTTGTCGTGTTCTCCCCGGGCATGTTCGTGACAGTTGACGAGCTCAGCGATCTCGTTGCCGGCCGCCGCGCCGTGGACGTGAACGTGATGAACCTCCCCCAGGCTGCCATGGCGATCATGACCGGCAAGAAGCCGTCCGGCCCCAACAGCGAGGAGATGACCAACGCCATGACCGTTATCATGCACGGCATCCTCGGTGGCCTTATCGCGTCCGCCGTCTTCAGCATCAAGCCCAAGTCGTGGGCGAAGCGGTACCTCTAAGCGATGAGTAAGCACTGAAGTGCTAAGACACGTACTTGCTCGTAATGATTACGAGAAACTACTTCTCTTGCGCTGGCGTTCCCGGCCCTTTTTTATAAATTGTTTTCACTTTTCCATGGCCGCCATATGTCGGCAGTAGCTAGTTGCCACTGAACTTCATTGTATCTGACTTTTTACTTTGTCTGGTTCTGCGTAGTCTATATTCTGTCCTTCGCCAGTATCACTTTGAGCGTGGTCAACGGAAGGAGCCGAGTGCGTCTAGATTCATCTCCATCGCTTTTCGCGGGCCTTATGCGGATGTGGCCCACAGGGTTCTCGACGAACCGGTGCATCCAACTCGGGATGGGCCTGGCTTTCCAAAGATGGCCCTCTTTGACGGTCGAGACATAGCTCGGGAGATGCCGACCCGGAGACTTTTGGACAGCCCCCTGCGAACCGGGCACACGTTTCAGCTGTTGGAGCGGGACATCGAGCTTGTACTGGCGCTTCATTTGGTAGAGCGCGCGCTTCAACCGTTGGCGTGGGACGTCGAGATCGTGCCTGAGCTTTCCGCGGCCCTCCTCATCTAGCCCGAGGAGTACGGCCTCGTACTCGTCCATGTGCGAAGGCTCCTTCGTGAAGGAGAACGCCTTGAGCGCCATAAGCGCCTTGGTCAGGGTTGGGCTGTCCGCGGCAGTGCAATAATCTTGTCCCGCCTCACGCTGACTGGGTCCAACGGTTGTGTCGATGTATCGCTCCATTATGGCGTCGCGCTGCATTGCTTCCTCCATCCATACAGCGGTCTTCCATTGCGGGCAGTCGTGCATCGGTGTCTTCCAAGTCGCCGTGTAGACCAACGCGATTTCCTCTGGCGTGGCTTTGGCGACAGGGACTGCCACCGGCGCCTCGGTTTGGGGCGGTAGTACGTACGGCTTACCCCGCGGCTGGAAAACCGTTTGCATAGGCCTGTGCTTCCAGCACCGCTTGCAGTAGTAGTTGCGCCTCCTGACGGGGGAGCCCTTGTCGATTGGGGTGATAAACTCCTGCCTCGGGTTCTGCTCGGTGACCAGATTGGGAATCATATAGCCTCGCCGCCACTCGTGAATGTGCCCATCAATTGGGTCATATATCGGTGCTACAAGCTGCCTTCCGTCCGCGGCATCGAGCCACGAGTCTTTTTTCAACATTGTAAATTGTGTGTTTGTTTTATGCGCTTCTCTTTTATTAAGTATCGCTTATCTTCTTAAGGGTGTTTGAAAAGTGACTTTCGGGTATTCAATTTAAAGTGTCGCACGTACTTCAAAACACATCCCCGACACTCAATCCTATTTACAATGGGAAGCGACGACGACACCTTTTTCAAGGACTGGAGGGAGGAAACGAAACAGGAGGAATACAGTATATACAATGACTACTGGCGCGAGCACTTTTTGGCCAACGGTCGGCTTCTTAGCCCTAGGGTCGACGCATCGTACCAACAGGCCCTAAACATGCTGAAGCCGGCTCCGTTCTACGTGCCCAAAGAGGGCGTGATGGATCTCCTGTGGCTCAATGGTCGCCCCCCCGAACCCGCCCCAGAAATCGTGCCCAAGGTCGACATCGATAAATGGGCCGAGCTGTTTGACTGTGACGCCGACGCGACTGCTAACACCTTCCCCGCAGACCCACCCACGCGCAGCCTGCGATCAATAGTCGGGCTACCGGAGACGGCATCAGACCGGGAACTGGATGCCGCAAAACGCCGGATGGTCATGCGGCTGTACGCCAAACGAAGGAGGGAATCAGAGCTCAACGCAGACGACACTGAGACCCTCCGGCTTCTCACCGATGCGGGGGAAACCT